GCCGATCGGCTTCTTCGGCCGCCTGTCGCGCTTCGTCGCTCGCCTGATCTGCGACGTTAGCCGCCTCGAGCACGTCTCGACCAAGCACACCGCGACCGAGCACAAAGCCCGCACCAAACGCGCCCGCGGTCACGAGCGAAGACGCGATCAGCGCTGCGGCGGTTGCGTCCATTATTCGGCTGCTTCTTCTTCTGCTGGTGCTTCTTCTTCGGCTTCTTCTTCAGCTTCCCCCATACCGGCGAGCGCCTCGCCGATCATCGTTCCGATCTTCGCTCCGCCAAACTGTGACGCGCTGTCAACCGCCGATTGACCGAGGACGTAAGCAATAGCCACTGTAGCGATAGATCCGAGCGCCTCGGCCTCGATGGGCGAGCCCATGATCGCGTTGACAGCATAAACGACCGCGACAAGCACAAACGCAGCCAGCTTTCTTGAACTCCATTTTCCCATTATTTCCCCTATGCCACATCAGACCATCTGATCAGGTGGCGAAGTGTAGATCGGGCGCGGCGTTTTGCCTGTACCCGGTTCGATGTGTTGCCTTCTATTGTCTGAATGTGCGTATCGTCAGCCCAAAGCACCAAGCCGCAATGTCCTGCTCTGTGGTGGTTGCTTGCGTCTGAAAGCGATCCAGCCCTGCCCATCGTGAACACGTCACCGGGTAGCGCGGGCGCTGTGCCTGGCAAGATACAGCCGACGCCGCCAGCCCATGTCTCCCATTGAGAAACACCGCCCAACCATTGGAGCATTGGTGTATCGCTCCAGTCGTCGAGCTCCAAGCCAACGCGGATCCATTGCGAGACCGCAATCGCGCACCAGGGAAGGCCCCCAGACCCGCCAATACGCCAGTATTCGCGGTATCCCTCGGTCAACCCTGGCACGACATTAGATCCGGGCGGCTGTTCTTCTTTATCGATCCAGCGTATCGCCTCGGTCAGTACAGCTCGCGTCTTCGGTGTGGCGACAAGCCGAGATAGAAGCGCCTCCTGCCTACTAATCGTCACGTCGACAACGGGTAACGGCTCTTCGTGTAAAATAGCCGACCAAGTGATCGGGCCGCAGATCCCGTCATCGTCAAGCCCTGCGGATAGTTGAAACTGACGAAGCGCGGCGGCTGTTGCTGGCCCATAGGCGCCGTCTACGTCGACAGGCCCAAAGCCCCGATCGTTCAGCTTCCGCTGTAACGTCTCGACAGAAAGACCGCGCGAGCCAGATCGCAGCGTCCGAGGCATGCTACGCGATCTGAAGTGTAAAGGTGCCAGGCGCATCGGTAGCTGTTCCTGTCTCAACGCATCGCACATCAGCCGCGATCACGTCGTCGAGTTGTGAAGCATACGCAGCCTCGGCGGCCTCGAGCGACACCGGCAAGCCGTCGATCTCGATCACGCCTCCGGCGTTATCGCATTGCGATAGAAAGCGGCGAAGCGTTTGTTGGCTGCCTTGGCGGCTACCGACACCGCCGTAGGTATCAAACCCAACCGTGATCGTGAGCATGTTTATTTCTCCACAAAATAACGGACGCGACCTGTTACCGTTCGCGTACCAGAACCGCCAGAAGCGCCAGCGCCAGCGCCGACAAACATGTAGATTTTATCGGTAGCGGTGATCGTCGTAAACCCGCTCTTTGTGGTGGTGTACAGGTTCGTACCCCCGCCGCCGCTGCCTGGGTAGTTGGTAGTTCCAAGCCAATAGCCCACGCCAATATCTCCAGCCGTGCCTGAGCTATTGCTCATCCGTTGCCAAACGTTAACCGTCAGATCTTGTTGACATTGGTAGTTCGTGGGCGCTGACGAATCGAGCTGAACGCTGGTCCAGCTCCATGTTTGATCGTTGGATCGGACGCTGTGTCCGTTGGTGTTGCCGTTGCTTGTAAATGCGTACTTACACGCGATCCAGAACGCCGAGTGTGTACCGAATACCGGCGTTGTTGACGCGGGCGCGCAAATGAAGCCCACGACGGTCACCGGCCATTGCGTTTCATTCGATTCTGGAGAGCTCACGCGCTCCCAGCGGATCCGCAGGCTTGGAAGGTCTGCGATCGTCGCGCCTGTATCGAAAAACTTTACGCCAAATAGGTTTGAAGGCTTATTCGCTGCGGTTGAGTTTGTGCCGATCGCCATCGTGATCACGTTCGCATCGGCGCCCGAATCCGACCATGTAACGTCCGAGCCCGTGGAATAGTCGGCGTTTGACGTGTTCAGATAGTCGGAGGTATCCGCCGGTGCTGCGGCTGTGCCGCCTGTTGTCCGCGCCCGCATTCTATGCGCCCTCGAGGACGACATAAAACGTGGTTCCGCCAGTCGCCGAAGTGATAAAAAGCGAATCGATCGCGCGCTGTTTGTCGCGGCCTCGGCGGTTGATCTCCATGTACTGATCGGCGGGTATCTCCGCGAAGTCAGCGCCTATAGCCGCGCCATCAGTGCCGGTGTGCGAGATCTTGCCCGCGTTGGTCACGAACATCAACGACACCTTGACCGCGGCGTCAGGGAGCTGGATCTCAGTTAGATCGTTACTGCTGCCGTCAGTGGTGGCGGTGTCGAAGTATGGGAAGGCGTTAACGCCTCGGAGATCAAGGGCCATTTTTATAACTCCCGAAAGGGGTCTTCATTTATTAGCAGTGTAACCGATAACGACGAAAGGCGAATTGAAACAGATTGAACGAGCGCCACTTGTGACGATAGCGACAGATCCGAATCAGTAAGCGTCACCACGTCGCCGCGTTGCAGCCACGCCATCGAAGCAGGCGCGGTGTAGGTGATCGCTCGAGACGGAAAGGCGCTCGCGCGGATCTTCCAATCCAAAATAGCCGCGGCGGTGGTTTGGTCATAGACGATATCGGTCGATATTTCAGAAGCTCGAGAGCCAAAACGATCCCGTGAGATCTTTGCGTAGCCGTTCGTGATCACGTCGCTGGTCGTCGCGTTGTGCGGTTCGCCATTGACAGTGATCGTCCGCATATGCTTTTGGCGTTCTGGCTCCCAGGCAAACGATAGGCGCAGCTCGTTTATTATGTCGCGGTTGAGGTACGTCACGCGGCTTTCGCGGTGTACGTCTTCGCCCGCGACCAAATGCGCCAACGCATCGCCGGCCTTCGCGTCAAATCTCCACACGATCGGATAGACCCCATCGGCGCCAGAAGCGATCGAGATGGGTAACAGCGGGATCAGGTTGTCCTGCAACCATTCAAACGGGGAGACCTGATCGTTCAGGTAGCCCGCGAATTTGTACCGGTTCAGGTAGTCTGACGCGGCTTTGACTCGGCCGCGATCAACCGCGATCGATGATCTGTTGAGAAAGTAGGAAAGAAGATCGCCGCCCTTCGTAAGCGTTGCTGCGGCCTCTTCGCTTCGCGCCGCGCCTCCGTGCGTCCAGTTTGCGAAGAACGTGTCAGTATCGGAGCCAAGCGCGGAAACAAGCCCCACTACGGCGGCTGTGTTGTTTCCTGCGTCATCGTTTGAATTGATAACCGATAGAGCGGTGGTGGTTTTGGCTGTCGCGTTCCTGATCGTCACCGTCGGCGCGATCACGTGATGCCCCGCGATCAAGATGACAAGAGACGATCCCGCGGGTTTTTCCACCACATAAGCCGGCGATCCGCGGGTGCTTGCCGCGCTGCCATCGCTCTTTGTGTATTGCCCAGGCTCGCCAAATACGAACGGATAGCACTGATCGTCGTTTTGATCGTTCGGAAGCGCTGTCCATGCGTCAGGGGAGATCCGCGCGTTTGCCGGCGGAAAAAGGGCCGCGTCGTCATAAGGAAGATCGGCGATCGTCGCGGTCACTGGCTCGCCGGTTGCGCCATATTCCGGTTCGGACAAAGAGCCCGTCAATATAGATCGGCGATCTTCGTATGTGTTGCCGACGATGTGTAGCGATAACTCAGCGGTCGCTCTCGACAGATCGTGTCCGCCCTCTACCCGCGCGGCTACGTCAACGCCCGCGGGAAACATCAGCGACACCGGGATCGATAGCTCACCTGGTGTTTCGTCGAGAAGACCAAACGCAAGATCGACCCCAAGATCACCAAGCCCGCCGCTATACCTCAACGCCTGGCCGTCTTCATTCGTTACTGTAAGCGAGCGCGATCCGAAGCGATAAACCTGGCCTCCCCACGTCAGATCGAGCAGCCACACAAGATCGGCCGCAACAAGCTCCGAAGCTGTGAACGGGCGCGGCATTCTAAACCTCTTCCTCTATCGTCACGGTCGCTACCCGCGTCACCTCGTCGCGTTGCTCGCTGCCCTGTACCGTCTCGAGGCGTACACCGCCCGCCAGGCGTCCGTAGAGCGCATAACCGCGGGTTACGTATTGGTAGACGTTGGGCGTACCCTTGCGTATCCGGGGCAAGTAGACAACGGGCGTATGCGGGCCGTCGAGCATGTCGGCGAGCCCATACATCAAAAGCGGGCCATCCTGCGAAGCCGCGATCGGCTCTGCGCCGCCTGATGTGGTGCCCATCGCGTAGTCAGGATCGGGCGTTGTTTTTGATATGTTCGTCAGATCTACACCTTCGGTCCATCCAAAATCAACCGCCCGTCGTGCGTTGCCGAGCTTGCGCGATCGGCGGCTGCCGTCGGTGGCCGTTGTGACCTCTACGTTTGGCTCGATTGATCGCACGCGCCCCCACGAGTAATCGCGCCCGAAGATGAACACGGGCCCAAGAACAGCCGATCCGATCTCGAAATAGCCGTCTGCGGTGCTCTGTGCGTCGATCTTAATCCTGTACCCTTGGTACGTGACGCCGCGCATTTGCACAATAGCCGTCAACCGTCGCGACCATATGTTCAGCGTTCCCGATACCGGATCGCTAACCGCGGTGTCGTCGATCTTAAACTTGAGTTGCTTCGTTGTGCTATCTCGCCACGCGCCTTCATTATTTGACGAGATCTTACGGCGTACCGTCGAGCCGCTGACAAGCTCCGCCGTTGCTCCGTCCAGCTCTCCAGGCATGTAATACCAGGAGCCCGCGTTAGTCCCGCTGCCCGGCTTGGTGATATTGCCGTTTCTCGCGAAGGTTAGACCGCTTTGTCCGGTGGCCGCGTCGAGCGTCACAATATCAACCCAGGACGTAGATCCGATATCGTAGCCTTGCAGCTTTCCGAGTCGCCAATTGATACCCTCGAGATGAAGCGCGATCACATCGTTAAGCGCGATCGTCTCGGCGGCGGCGTCAAGCTGAAACGCGATCGTCTGTTCTGCCGTTCCGACAGATCGCCAGCCGGTGATCGGTGAAGGCGCCACGGCCGGCAACACATCTTCGATCGGGTACTCATACCGGGTGTCTATGTTCCAAGAATCGCCCGCGAATGCTGGACCGTCTACGGCGGCAATCGTTGCCCCGCTGTCAACGTACACAGGCGAAGAGCCAAACGCACGACCAAATAGATCGTCAGGGTTTGTCTGTCCTGACGCCAAGCCCGCGCCCACCTCGGAGCCGGCCGCGGTGCGCACCATTTGCCAGGCTGACGTAACAGTAGCCGAGCCGACCGCGAAGATCTTGTTTCCAAAGATGCGCGAATTGCTGCCTGTTGAATTGTCGTTGAGACTTCCCGACGTAGGGCCGACAGACCAGCGGGCGTCTTCGCTCGTTGTGTTGGCTCTGTACCACATGCGGACGTCGTTATTCGCCATCGCTAACAAGACCTGAACGCCCGCTGTCACGTCAATCGTTAGATCTCCGCCAATCTGCGATCCTGCGTTCTGATCCCACAACTCGAGATGATCGGTGTAAAGCCTGACCGTAGCCTGATAACCGTTTGACCCGTCGTCAAGCCTCACAGAATACGCGGCGTAATCTCCGACGGATCCACTTGCGCTCACGCTCGCCTGAATAAGCGACAAAGAGCCCTGCGCTATCGTCGCTGTGTAGGTTTTGGAATAGTACCGCGCCGCAGTTCCCGTGACACTCAGCGCGCCCGGCGCCAAAAGACCGGTCCCAGATCCGGCCGCCGTCCAGCCTACGTTTTCGGGAAGCTCGAACGGGTAATAACCGTTCATCCCGATCTGACTGGTGGTACTTACGTCGTCGGCTGGCCTGGGGATCTCGACTTCGGAATAGCCGCCAAGATAGGCAACCGCCAGTGAATGATCAAAGGCTGAAACGTCAGTTTCCCAGGAATGGAAAAGCAGCACGCGCCCGCGTTGATACACCGCCGCGAAGTCATCAGGGTACGTCGACCCGTCAACCTGTCCGCGATCCCAACTTTCGTATTCTATCCAGGTGTCGCCGTTATCGCCGCTATACGCTTGCTGTGCGCTTCGTGCTGAATAAGCATCTACCCCGTAAACGTGAAGCCCCCCCGCATCGTCAACCGTCGCTGCTATAGAGCCTTCGGTCACCTTGTCGCCGGTGTCGGTGGCTGTGGCCCAGTAATCAGCGATCTCTACGTGCTCGCCCGCGCTGGACAATGGCTGGTAAGCGTTGGCGATCTGTCGATAGCCGATCTGCGCGGTCGATCCGGCCTTGTGTTTCAGGCTGAAAACATGAAACACACCGCCCGCCGTTACGATCGTCGGCTTGTGCCCGCCGTAGCCGGTCGGTAGTTCAACCTGTGAAAAGGTACAGCCGAGATCCGAAGACGCGAGCTGTAGCAATACTTGCTGCTTAGTCTGGCTGGTGTCGTGCAGTTCAAGCTCTACAAGCAATAAGATCTGCCCGTTAAGGTACGCGGCGTCCATCGTATAGCAATCGTACCCGCTGTTGCCGGAGCCTGGCGATCCACTGATATCGATCGCGGTGTTCAAACACTCGCCAGAACCGATCGCCCACGTCGCCCCGTCGTCATCGCTGTAGCGCATGCGGATCTGCATGCTGCCAGATAGCGCCACGTAATGAAACAAGAGCACACGGCCGGACGGAAGCTGTAAGATTGCAGGCTGTAATCCGAAGGTCGTAACGCTTCCTAACTTCATGACCTGGACGTGTGACCAAGCGTGCGTCGTTGCGTTTCGCGCTGACACATAAAGCGCCTGTACATCCGTTCCGCTGTCATCGATCACGCGCTGATGAGCGCACAACACAACGCCGTTTTGAAGCGTTACCGCGTTCGGTGTTTCGCCTTTCTTCGTTGTGCCTGTGTTATTTGCCCAGACGATCGATTCCCAGTTCGCAGCGTTGCGCGGGAAGTTATGCCCGCGGTACAGACTGTCGCCTTCGTTGCGCCAAGCAAAGGTCGCGCCGTCTGGGCCCGGATACCCGCCGCGCTGCGAAAGTATCCGCAATTGCTTTGCCGTCGCCTGATCTCCGGCGCCCTCGATCACGAGCTCCGTCGCGCGTTGCGGTTCTGGCGATCCTGTTCGCGGTGTCGCCTGTGTATAGCTGCTATGCGCGGACCAGATCGAGTCTTTGGTAATGCGTGGATCGCTAATCAAGATCCCGCGGTAGGTGTTTTGTGATCGTTCGTTCGCCATTACTTATGCCCTACTCGCCCGCTGCCACGCTTTAACGCCGCCCGAAGAGGCCCCGCGCGGTTGAGGTTGTCTTGTACGAAGGAATCAAAGACGCGGTGACGATAGACGTTCTGAACAACAATCTGTCCCGATCCCGCGTTGCCGTTGTTAAGGTCTCGCACCGCTTGAGCGCCTCCCGCGGCGGCTACGCCTTGACGAGATAGAACGCCCTCGCCTTGTAGAAGGCGCGCGTTTCTCTCGTCTGGGGCCATACCGGCGTGAAAACTGGGCGGGCTTTCTGACGCAATGACGGCGGCCTGCGCTGCTCCGAGAGCGCTAACCGCGGCGATCCCGGCGGGCGCCAAGATACCCAATTGTGCGGTAACCTTCGTGATCGCTTCGGCGGTGTTCATCGCCACTTCACCGATCGCGGCTGCTTGGCTCAATCGGAAGAGCCGGATCGACGCCTTGCCGCTACTTTCAGCGGCCATCTCTGAAAAGGTCGCGAACGATTCAGATGTTGATGATAGAAGCGTGACCATGCCCGCCCGGCGTTCTTCGTTCTCCGCTGCGATGCGCTCAAGGCGTTGCTGTGCTTGTTCTGTTTCGCGCGCGTCTGCCTCGTCGCGTAGGCGCATTAACTCACGGATCCCGCGTTCGCCTATTGCTGCCATTGCCTGATCGATACCGATCAGATCTTCGCTCGTTTTTGCAAGCGTTTTTAGCTGTGAGATTTGGTTGTTGATTTCTAATTCTATTTTGTCGTAACCGTCTAAGGCGTCATCGTTCGCGGCTGCGATCATTTGGTTTAGTTTTTGCTGTGCCTGGATCCGCGCCTGCTCTTGGGCTGCAATTTTTGCCATCGCTGCATCTTCTCGAGCGAGCGCGTCCGCGTAAGCATCGACAGCCTCGGCGGCTTTCGCTGTTGTTTCTGCCTCTTTTTCTTTGTTTTTCGCTGTGTTTTTTGACGCCTTGCCGCGCTTCTCGTTTGCGTCCGCGGCCTCAAGATATTTAGCAGCCAGGTTTGCTGTGCGGCGGTTGATCCCGTCGATCACGTCTTTGTTTTTGTTAAGCCGTGAACCTAAGCGCTCTTCTTCTTTCTCCAACTCTATAAGCGCCGCGATCTCTTTGACGGATAACGATCGGCGGTTTTCCCGCAGCCTGTCGGCCTCGGCTTGTGTTTTGTTAAGATTTTCCTGTGTCTCCCGCATTAGCTTTGTGGCTTCGGTAAGCGCGCCCGCGCTCGCGGCCTCGGCGCGTAATTGCGCGTTTCGCGCCTTGAGCATCTCAGCGCTTTCTTCTCCAAGCGCAACCGCTAATTCTAATTCGGCGGTAAGCTCTGCCGCCTTGAACCCAGACACAACGCGCTGCATATCTTCAGCGGCTTTGGTTGCCGCCTTCATTCGCTCTTCCGCCGCCTCCATCTCGTCGGCTGCGTCCTTCCAGGCGAGCGCAAAAGTACCAACCGCCAACAAGCCGAGACCGAGCGGCCCTGTAAGCGCCTTAATAATCGGCCCGATCCGGCTCATCCCCTCAACGCCCGCGGAGAACTCCGCAACCATTCGCGTGCTATCTGCGAGCTTGGGGTTGATAAAATCGAGGGCTCCCGCGACGCCCATCAACGCTGAGTCAGTGTCTCCGGTGGCGTCTTCGAGCCCCTTCATAGACTCAGCAGTCTGATCAACTTCTTGTTTTAGCTTGCCGAATTCTTTACGGCTTGCGTTGGCTGCCTTCTTCGCAGCGGCCTCGGCTTTGCGAAGCTGCCGATCCAGGGCTTTCGCCATGGCTTTGGCTTCTTTCTCTGTGATCCCCGGGACTTCTGCGAGCTGTCTTTGTAGGTTAGATATGTCCGCTTTATAGGAGAGTTTAATATCTCTGCTTTCTGTAGCCATTAAACACGCTTCCCGGCGGCAAGCGCCAACAGATCATCAGCTAAATCCTCAACAAGACGCGCCGCCGCTTTCTTTCCTGGCTTAAAAATGCTTTCATTGACGACCCTTCGCGTCCGATATGGGAACTTCATACGGATCGCCCACGCATAAGATCGGCCTTCGTTTTTCGGATTGGCCTCTACGAAGCCCTCGATCCCGTCAGACGTGACGCGGATCCCGCGGCCTATGCTGTCGCGGTAGTTGCCGGTTTTCACGGGTGCTTCGGCTATCGCGTTTTCGGCGATCTCTTTCGTCACCTCTTCGAACCGATCGAGAACCGCCGGCGATAAGCGGTTGAGCACATCGGTGACAAGGCGCTGAGTTTCGTCGTCGATCTCAACGGAGGCGTCACCGTGACCGAATACCATCTTGCCGGTGAACGCCATTTTTAGCCCTCCAGCCAGAACTTAGCGCCGGCTTCGCTTTCTATCTTAACCGAATCAGGCAGCGATGCGCGGCCTACCCGTTGCGGCTTCGGCGCTGTCGCTCTCTCGAGTGCCAAGATCGCTACCTGCTGATCGCGCGGCAAGCGGTAGAACCACCCAGGATCGCCGGCATGCCGGAGCCCGATCGCTACGGCTGCGCGGTCGCTTCCGCCTCTCCTGCTTCGGTAAAATTTGCACGATCGGAGACCTCGCTCTCTCTTGGGAAGAGCGCCGCGCATACGAGCGTCAGACACTCGCTCGCAGCCTCGAAGAGCTCCGCCCGATCGTGTCCTGCGTCCATCAACGCCGAATAAACCCGGCCGCCAAACACGACACAATCAAACCCGGTCGCCTCGTAGTCTTTGACGCTGAACCCAAGCGAAGGACAGCACAAGCCGAGACCGGCAATGATCGCGCGGCCTTGGCGCCTCGGGTGCTTGTCGTTGCCGTTGTAAGCGAGCACCAGATCTTCCCGCTCCGCGAATGGCGGAAGGGTGATCCGGTGTTCCTCGCCCTTAAGCGTGATCGTCGTTTCGCCGTTTGTCATGCGATCGTGATCGAGCCGTATACCGTGCCCGAAAGGCTAAAAGAGTTGGGATCGCCTTCGGAGAAGTCAACCGACAAAACCACATCGTCAAGCGTGATCGTATGATCGGCGCTGTCGCCGTGATCGCTCCCTTCCACGACTATCTCGACAAGGTAGGCCATGCAGTCCGCTGAGGCTCCGAGCGTACTGACAGCGCTTGAAAACTCGCCGGTTTTACGAACCACATCGAGCAACGATCCGTTCGTGTTGTCGCTGAAATAAGCCATGTGGGCTGTAAGGCTGATCGTCGGGAACGTCTGGTTAGTGTGACGAATGGACGCAAAGGCGCCGCGGTCCAGGTACACGCTCGTCTCTTTTTGGCCGGACATAAGACCAGACAGCGAGAAGTCGCCGTTTTCAAGCGAGACGGTCATTTCGATCGGTGTTCCTGTGCCGTCCTTAATTGTTATTAATCCGTCGGTGAACGTCTTTATTACTGTTGAAGCTGGCATGGTTTAAACCTCGGGTTCTGGTTCTGGTGCGGGTGTGCGGGTAGGCGTTTCGCCGACAACGCGCGCAGCCTCGATACAGGCGGCGCGGTGTCGTGCTCTGGTGTTGTTCTTAACGTAATGGAGAAGGGAGCCTTCGGCACTCTTCCAGCCGGGGCAGTGTGCGTCTAAGATCTTCTTTGCTGCTGTTTTAGTCATTGTAGCGCCAGGGTGTGAAGACAAATGAATTCGAGCTCGCCTAAGAACCACTCTCCAGCGGTGTCAATCTCTCTTCGTGGCGTGCCTGAGAATACGATCTGGGTGTTTGTGAGGAGTGTAGCTGTTTGGGCCATACACGCTTTGATAAGCGCGTGCTCGGCATCAAGCGCCAATCCGTAATCCGCGATCTGATCTTTCGGACGCATTCGAAAGTAAAACGCGATCCGAAACGTCGATCGAACTGGCGTCCCGTCGCTCGCTCTTTGGCGGTCTTGCACGGGCGAGCTGCTGATCGCGCCAACTGCAAAGCGCTTGTGCGCAACTGTCGCCGGATCGCGTAGAAACGCCGTGTACGGCTGTTTGCCTTCCGTAAACCCGGCAACAGTAGCCGCGGCCGTTGCGAGCCTTGTGCGTAGCGTTGAGACTGTGACGTGTGCCACGTTACGACCATCGGCTTCGGGGCGCTGTCGAGAGCATGATCACAGGATGCCCGTAGCGGCGGCCGCTGTCGTCTTGAAACCCGTCTTCATCGTGATCGATCTTCGTGCTCAACCGTTGCCAAGCCTTCTCTGCGAGTTGGTTATGCATTTCGGCCATCTCGCTATATTTGCCGGCATCGCCCACGCTGATCGCGAAGTCCCGAAATATCAATTCAAGCGTCATTTCCAAATGAAGCTCGCGAAGGCTTGACGGGTTTATGATGCGGTGCGGCAAACGTCCGTCCGCGTCCAGCCGTCCCAAGATCCGCCGCCACGCCTCATCGATCTTGCCCTGATACGAACTATCACCAGACGGGCGAAGGTCTCCCAGATCGCTATATGCGGCGGTCAAGTCTACATCGCTCACGGTCGGGTATAGCTGTCTGCGCACCAAAGCCGCATCGCGGCGGAAGGTATGTGTCGCGCTGTCAGGCATCACCAATGCCCACACGATCAGCCACCCAGGACCAAGCGACAAGGTGTCGGGTACGGTCCCAGCGCTGATCGTGTATTCAGCGATCGAGCCGGAGATCGTCACGGCTTGCGCGTCAACGATCGCCGTGTTCGACGCATCGTAAACGGTGACCGTTCCCGAAGACGGAGCGGCCAGCGCTCCGTCTCGGTAGATCTCAAGCTTGATCTTCTGCCCGCGCGCCCGTTCGATAAAGTCCGGGTATGGAATGCGAGCAGTGTATATGGTGTCGGCGGCTGACATTCAGCGGCCTATGGTGCGCCGTCAAGCGCTACCCAAGAACCGCCGATCCGCGAATAAACCGCTTCGTCCGCGTTCGCGGCGTTTGTGCGCAGATAGATCGATCCGTTCGGCTCTGCCTCGCTTGGCGCGCCGGCGCCGGCGGTGATCGTTGGCGTGCTCGCGTCAAGCTCGCTTTTAGAGGTACGAACGCCAAGCCCTACGGCTGCGATCGGTTTGCGGTGTCGGCTGGCAAATTTGGAAGCCATGAGGATTACTCCTTATAAGATCTGACGATCTTAGCGTTGTTTTCGGTCGTGACGTTTGGCGACTTCTACCGCCTTGCGTCGTGTCTCTTCGTGGGAAATGTTGCGGCCTTGCTGGCGTTGATCCTGTCGGATCCGGTCGGCAAGCCGATCGATCGCTTCTCGCTTTTGGGCTTCGTTAGGCATCGGCTTTAGCCTTCCGGCCGCCGCGCTTCTTCGGCTTTGGCTCTTCGCGCATCGCTGCAAGGAGCTCGCGATCGGCCTCGATCTTTTCAGCTACTCCGGCGATGTGTGCGTTCTTCTCGTTGCGAGCGATCGTGCGGCGCAAGCGCTCCGCGATAGCCTCAAGCGCATCGGGATCCGGGCGCTCGATCACGCCGTCTTCGATCAGGCTTCGGCGGAAAGCGTTAAACCCGGCGTCATCGTGCTTGACGATACAGCGATTGCCAAGGCGCTTTGGACGATCCCAGGTGAGAAGATACGTTGTGCCGCTGGTGGTCGGGTACGCGGTGACGTAACCCAGATCCCGCGGGATCAACGTCCATCCTTGATCGGTGTAGGTCGTGCGCGCGATCCGGTCGTCTACGCCGTTCCGCGTTTGGCGCACGCCGTTGACGCCAGGAACCAATGCCAACTTCTTAAGTCTCGGCAGCCACTCAAGCCCGTTTTCTGTCTCGACCATTTCCCATTCTGTAGGGTAATGGCCGAGCGTAAAATCAGGTTCCGCCCGCATGGGTAGAACGGTTGCGCCGACGCTACGCGATGACGTAGTGACGGTTGTACCGAGATTATCGAAGCTATGCGGCATTGGTACTCCTGGCGCCCTGGCGCCTTCTATTAGGCGTCGGTGACGATACCGACAAGACGAGACTGCTCAAGTACTGCTACGCCATAATACACGTGGCCGATGACCTCGGTAGTAGCTGCTGAACTGTCCCTCTGGAACTCGACAACAAGCGGAGAGGCAGCCGGACGCACGACATCACCGTAAGCGATGTTAGGCGATCCTTCAGCGTAGCCGATCGCGCCGGCGCCCCACATGCCGCCCTCTTTATTACCGCCGGCCTCGGTTACTCGGCTGGACTTGTAAATGTCCACGCCCAGGAACGACCCCGCGTAGCCTTGCCCCTTAATGGCGAGAAGCTCGCCGGACGCCGGCAGAAACTGCATCGCGCCCGCTTCGGCCCGTAGGCTATCTTGAAGGTCTGCAAGCTGCTGAGGGTGCAGCATGGCAGTAAACGGTCCTTCGTTGCTGTTTAGTTCAAGAGTAAACAGTGCATCGAACCAATTATCGACCGAAAAATCTACGCCCGAACTTCCGACGTTCGTGGACGCGGTAGCTACAGCGGTTGCAACTAACGACGTAAAGTAGGCTTCGGATTCAATCACCATAGCGGTTGCGAGAGATTCCGGCGTAACGTCGGAACCTTGAAAACCGGTCAGATCTGCAAGGTCGGAAATATCGCGGCGAAGAGCAGCGCGAGCGACGGCGATCGATACGGAAGCGTCAGTTAGCGCGGTTGTGCTAACGTCGGTGTTTTCGGCGGCGGTTGCGCTGAAAGCGTTAGTCCCGGCCAAACCGACCTGTCTAACGACCAAGGTGTCAGATCCCAAACCGTTGACGCTGCCCATAAAGCGAATCGTTCCGGTGTTGCGAAGGCTCGCGCGGTCGGCAAGCAACATGGAGATCTCTTTGTCAAGCGCTGCGGCAAGACGGAGATCGGTCTCGAGGTTCGAGTGTAGAATAGCGGTCATTTTGAATTACCCGTGAAAGTGTGTGTGGTGTTGCTGGCTATACGCTTTCAACAGGTGCGACCTGACCAGATAAAGACAAAATAAGCGAAGAGGGCGCGCCCCGTCAAGTTTACGAATTGATACCGGCTAAAATGTTAGCGCGGTTGGCGCGGTATTCCTCCAGCGACATATCGCCGATCGAACGCGCTGTATAGTTTTCAGTGCTTGGCGGCGTTGCGATAGCGCCGTTCTTCGGTGGCGGCATCGGCGCGGCCGGCGCTGGCGTCGGTGCTGGCTCTGGCGCTGCTGCGGCCGGTGCTTCGGAAGTTTGCTCGGCAACAGGCGCGGTGGTCTGCGCGGAAGTAGTTTGCAGTAAAGCCCGTGCCGAGCGCGGCAATTCGTCAGCGTTCGCCAACCAATCCGCAACGCTCACCCCGTCGGGTGACCGTCTATCATAAATGGCGAGAAGATCTGCGACGTCTTCTTGGTCGTTGACGCCTGCTGCCATCACCGCAAAGATCCGATCGTGCCTTCCTTGTGTATCAGTTAGTGCCGCTTCAGCCTTCGCGAGCTGCTCGCGTAGTCCGTCAATATCGGCGCCGTTCGCTTTTGCTGCCTCAAGCTCCGCAGCCATCGCCTCAAGCGCTGCGCTTGCTTCGCGTTTTTCCGCGGCTGTTTTCTTCAGACGATCGGCCGGAACCCAGCCCTCAACTTCAGCGCTGCAATGTGGACAATTCACAGGCATATCAATTCACCTCGGGGATACTGAATAGTAGGTTCTCACGGCGGATCCGTTCCAACTCTTCAATTGCGCGATCACGCGATATGCCGGGATGGATCGACATGTAAGCGTCAACGCGGCTCGTCAAGCCCGCTTCGATTTTTTCGAGCACATCTTTTCTTACGCTATCACGCTCCGCCGCGCTCATCCCGATCGGCGCATAAACGATTGTGTAGTCGCTTTCGGGTAAAACTGCGCCGGTTTTGCGGTTGAGCATTACCGCGGATTTTTCGATCAGCTCAAGATCGCCGCGCCTGAACTGCGATTCAAAGCGGGCGCGGGCTTCGCGCTTCCCTTCGTTTGATAGCGCGATGGCATAGCCGCTGCGCGCGCTTGAATTCATGCGCTGAATATCGGCCGGGCTGACTCCGGCGTTTTCGGCGATCCGCATCTCGAATTGTGCGATAGCTTCTTGAAGCGCAGCCGGAGCCGCTCCGGGTTGAAACTGACCTAAGACCGGCTGTTGATCGCTCTCGGGCGAGAAGATTAAGATCGAAGCCGGATCGGTTGTCACGCTTTGGCGGCTTTGTTTTTCGTCGCCATCGTAAACACCAAGCCCCGCCGGGATCGCGCCAACCGCGTATCGTTGGGGCCAGCTTGCGTCCCTGACGCTATGAACAAAAAACGTCCAAAGTACGGCTGTGGTGAGTGATCCGTATACATTCTCGGAGCCCTCGAAAGCATCCCACAACTGGCCGTGGCGTTCCGCGTGGTAAAGAACCCGCGGGATAATCGGATCGCCGTCTGCCCTGCGGAATGGGTAGGCCTCGCCGCTGAAACTTTGGCCTAAGACTTTCTCTGTGATGTCGATCGACTTCTTGCCCTGGATCGCTGTTTCGATTCGGTGCGATGGGTTCGACCGATCGCGGATGTCGAAGACGTCATAAGTCCAGACCGGATCGCCGCCCTCTGGCATCGTCCGCAACCGCAACTCGCGGTATAGCACTGGCACGTCTGGCGCGTCTTGTTCGGCGCCCAAGATCACGCGGTTAGGCATGACCGGACGATAGACAAGCCCGCCGCGATCGTCCACATCGATCGCCATGACGTATTCGCGGCACCCTATGACCCAACTTGAAAACTTGCCCATCATAGACCAGATCCCAGCGCGATCAAGCCCTCCGCCATTTGCGATCAGCGGCGCGGCGGCGGCGTCTGCGTGATCGACGGCTGGCGGGCGATCGTAAAGAACCGCTAACGATCGCGACACCTGTCGGAAGATATTAGAGCTAACGTCTGGGATCCCCCAGGCGGCCTGGCGAGCTGGATCGATATGCTTCGCAATGGCGCGCTCAAGGTCGCGTTCCCAACGTCCGGCGAGCATTCGCACACGTAAGCCCGTATGCTCCCATCGGGCGGCGTTTTCTGGATCGGTCGGTATCGGCGGTGCAGGTGTTTTAGCAAACATAGTGAGAAGCCTATCCTAATCTGATCGTGTTTGGCACATAGAGATTGCGGTTGAGTAGTGGCATAGAAGCATATCGCAAGGCGTCGATCGCGTGTTTTGTGCCGTCATCAACCCAGCAAAACAAGCGCAGCGATCTGATCATGCTTTCGCACTTTGCATTAACGGAAAACTTGTTTCTAATCATCGCCTCTTGAACGACGCTGCAACCTTCATAGACAGATCCAGACGGCTTGTAGGCGTTGCGGATCCTGAACGGCAAACCGCCCATCGGAAAACCAAGGATCCTTTCAAAGCCTCGCATCAGTCGATTGTTTGACATTGCCGCGCCGTATCTTTTTCCGCCATATTTCCGATCTCCGGTCCAACGATCGACGCTGTGGTAGTCCATGCCGTTACGCTTGAGCATTCGCAAGATCTCGGTCGCGTGCGTCTCCGGGTCGGCGGCTCCGGCGATGTACTCGTCTATGATGTGTATCTCTGCGTAGCGGCCGGCCGGATTGACGGCGACCAAGATCGCCACCTGGGATCCGGCGTCGGCGCCGTGATCGATTCCGATCCCGATTCGGTAGGTGGGGCCCGTTGGCGGCGGGCGTGTAGTTATGTGATCTTCTTGAAAGGCGTCAAAGGTCCGACCCTCGATCACGCCTTCCCAGGCACCTTCCAGCCGCGGCGCGCGGTCCATTGGCAAATATCGCGATGCGATGTCATCGATCTGTTCTTGGGTCAGCATCGGCCGGCATCCCTCCGGCGTCGTATTTTCAACGGTTAGAGACGCTTGGTGATCGCTGATCTTCCCGTCTTTCACGAGCTCCCGCAACCATTCGACCGGAGCGCCTACGGGTGTCAGCGTCATACCGATCGCGCCGTTGTTTCTAAAGACGCGCGCAGAAAGCTCGCCCCAAATATTAGCCGGCGGCGGTTCGTCGATTCCGCAATAGTGAAGCGTTGCCGAAGCGAGACCTAATTGTCCCTGGCTCGTCGTTTTAATGCGAACGATCGATCCGTTCTTAAACCGCACAACCGGCACCTTGCCGACAAAGCCCTTACCCGGCACAAAGATCACAGATGGGTGCAGCTCGTTTTTGGGCACCAACTCCCAGAACTTCGATTGAACCGCGATCGACTGTTCCCAGCTATGAGTAATCAACCACGCCTCTATCGGTGGCCGGTGCGTTGTAATGTACGGGTGACAGCCAAGCGCCCGGTATATGACTTCGGCGCATTGAGCCCAGGTTTTGCCGATTTGGTTGCCAGCGCGGAAGAGCTTGACCGGAGACGGATCGGAGAGAAACGCCTTTTGTGGCGGTGTCCAACGCATGAAACGAAGCGGATCGCGCTCGGCCCTGCTCGCCAACTCTCGGACGTTTTTTGTGAAGGCGCGAAGATCGAAGGCTGGCGCGCTCATCCGGTGGCCTCGTCGATCTTAACGACGCGCGCGGTTTGTAGGCTCTCGAGCGTCTGCGAGATCTGCTCGCGAAGCATCACAGGCAAACCGACGATCGCGTCTTGGATTACATAAACGAGCTGCTCATCTGACATACCTAAGATCGGATCGGCCTCCCGCTCTCGGATCGTCGCGAGTTCGTCGTATGCCTCGCGCTCCTGTTTCTTGAGCGCTGGCAATGGCCCGATCACACCTGACGCCTCGGCTTGATCTGCGTAGCGTCGCAGCTCGTTTAGATGTCGCTCCAAAAACTCGCGGCGGGTTTCCGGTGCGCGGTCTTCCGGTGGCGGTGTCGGTTCTGGTTCTGGCTCCGGGCGTGCCTCACCTCTTGCCCCGTCGTAGGCATCGGCGATCTGGCGCTTCGGTCCGCTCGCCTCTTGCCGGCCTCGGCGCAGCCAAGCGTAGGCGGTGGCCGATGGTACGCCCGCAGCCTTGGCGGCGGCTTTCATGGTCAGGCCATCGGATAGCAGATCCGCGATCTGTTCTGCAAGTGCGGGCGTGAGCTTCAAAGTATGCGTCTCCTACGAAGGATAGCGAAAAAAAACGGCGGGGAAGAC